CCGGACACCGTCGCGCCGGTGGAGGTCGCCGTCAGCCCGGACACGAACGCCTTGCCGGCCGCCCCGCGCGGGAGCAGGTTGGAGACGTAGGTGGTGAACCGATCGATCACGCCGATCTTACCGGTGCGGATGATGGTCGAGCTGTCGCCGGAGAAGTAGCTCGCCGCGATGTCGGACTGCATGAGCAGGTACCGGTCGTACGGGCTGATCACCAGCCACCGGCCGTCCTCGGGCACGTTCTGCTCGTCCAGCACGGACGACATCCGCAGGATTGCGTGCAGCACGTTGTCCGGGGTCGCCTGATCCACCGGGGCGGTGTCGGTGCCGAGCCCATAGGACGCCGAGATGATGCCGGCCGTGGCGCCTTCGTTCGCGGCTGCCGGACCTTGGGTGACGAACGAGTTGAAGAACACCTCGTCCTCGACCTTGATCTTCATCTGCTTGGCGGCTTCGTCCGTGAACATGTTCATCAGGTTCATGTCGGACTGGTACTCCATGACGTCGGAGACCTTGACACCGAAATACTTGCCCCTGTCGATCTGCATATCCTGATAAACCGGCGTCGGAACCTCATACTGCAGGTTCATGCCGACTTCATAATCACGGATGTTGACGTCCGGAGTCGAACGGATCCGCACGGTATCGCCCTGGTTCTTCAGCTCGCCTTCGTAATCCGTGTTGGTCACTTCGCTGAGCATCGTGTTCTGGTAGAACTTGATGAGCAGCTTTTTGGACCACAACGTCGGGATGAAGACGCCCGAGTAATGGGGGTTGGTGTTGAACGGTGCATTGGTCGGGAAGACCATACCCGGAGTTACAGTAGCCATGACGGTGACCTATAGGATTAAGCGCTTACTCGCCCTTCGACGTAAGCTGTGCTGATCTCTGTCTCAAGCGATTGCGCTTCATCGAGTCGCCCTTGTGCGATCAACTTCTGAATCTGGTTGAACACACGCGTCGCCTCGTCCGCGGAATACATCTTGGCCTGTCCGACCGGCGCGCTCTGCGCCACGGTTTTGGTCGGTTGGACCTGTCGCTTGAGTTCCATTTGGCGATCGGGCCGAGCCGCCGGGAGTGTTTGCCTGAACAGGTCGACGTACGCCTTTACAGCCTCGACGTCACCCCTGTTGTAAGCCTCTTCGGCCACGGCGCGCCGTGGTCCGCGGAGCATCGGGTCGCTGGTGTTGAGCCACTCGATCCACTCCCGCGAGGTGTTGACCTGATCGAAGTCCGGGATCGCCTGCCGCAGCCGAGTCTCGAACGATCCGAACTGGACCGCTCCGACTTGGTCACGCAGCTTCTGGTTCTCCTGCTGGAGCTTCATCAGCTCCGCTTTGAATTCCCGCCCGACTTCGCGCGCCACGCGGCGCTGCAGGTCAATCAGGTCCTCGCCGAACGCGTCGACATCCTGGTCCGTGACATACCGCTCGGGGTCCTGTGCGGGCTCCGGCTCCGGGGTTACCGCCTTCTGTCGCAACGCCTCGATCTCGTTGCGTAGCTCGCGCAGCTCGGCGTGCAGGCGCGGAACCTCCGCGTCGTACTTGCCTCGCAAGTGGCGATAGCGGTCCTCCCACGGCTCTTCGCGGGTCTCGTCACGCGGCGCTTCCTCGGCAGGTTGCAGCTCGACGACGTTGGATGGGGCCTCCGCGGGCGGCTGTTCCGGACTCTCGACCTCCGGCTCGGATTCCTCCGGGGCGGTTTGGGTCGGTTGCGCGGCAAGCTGCGCCTCGTAGGCGTCCAAGTCATCGATGTCTTGCTGAATCTGCTTCGGTAGTGCCATTCGATCGTCCTCTTACCGGGGCCACGAATGTCGACGGGGCCTGTGCGTCAGGTGTTCCGTCTCGGTCATGGTCTGCCGGACCCGGAGGTCATCCGGTGAAGTTGCTCGGGGGCCTGCTCGACCGCCCGAAGGAAATCCTGCAGGGTCGCGACGGACCCTTGCAGGCGGTAAATCTGCGGTACGTCGTCGGCCTTCGCCAGACGACCCGCCGTTTCACGCTCGGCGGTACGCAACATATCCAACAGCGGGGTGAAGTCGGCATGCCGCAGCCGATTCAACACCTCAAGCTCCTGTCGTGTTGCGTTCTTGAGAATCATATCGCCCTATGTAGTTGATTCGCGTACACGTGTCAACTCGGAGTTAGCGCTTCTTGCACCGTTTGGTCGGCGGTTTCTTGCCTTTCTTCATCGGCATCTCATCATCCATGCCTTTCTTGCCACCTTTGGACTTCTTGTTGCTCAGGAACTGAGGAGGTAGGGCCATGTGGTTACCTGTTGTTGGGTCGTGGGGAAACATTGTTGCTGTCGCGCCCGCCTTCGCGCGAGCCGTCGGGTTGTGTCGGGGCGCCGAGCATCTCTTGCTGGCCTTGCGGCTGGCCCTGGGCCATCATCATCTGCTGCATCATAGCCTGCTGCATCATCTGCTGTTCGAGCTGTTCGCGTGACGGGACCAGCCTGTCCACGTTGACGTCCAGGAGGCGCGCGTTCTCGCGCAGCAACTCGGCCGCGCCCGGTAGACCGACGATCTGTTGTGCGAGCGGGCTGCCGAGAACAATCTGGAGGAACTCGTTGCGTCTCACCGCGGCGGCTTCGCGCGACACGAGACTCATGGCACCGCGCGCGACGATACGGACGTCGCCGACCAAGTCCGGGTCATCGCCGTAGCGAAGATTATGTTGGTAGATCCTCTCCAACATCGGGCGGATGACGTCGTTGTCGACGTTGGAGACGACGTGTTTAAGGCTTTTGGCGGCGTTGTTGATGAGCATCGACAGGCCGGAGCTTGTCCGACCGGCACCGGCCACGTGTTCGCCGGTCATGTATTTCGGAATGCCGGAATACTCGTCGGCGAGGCTGGCGAACTTCTCCAGCACGGTGAGCAGCTCGCCGGCATTGGAACCCGGTTGAAAGAAGTCGATCGGCTTGGAGGCGTCGGTGAAGTCGTTGTAGGCGGTCTGCCAGATTTTCCACGGGTACATCTGGGTGATCTCTTCGTCTTGGGCAAGACGCGAGACGTTGACCATCACCTGCGGACCGGAGGCGATGCCCATGTTGTTGGCGAGCGCACGCGCGCACGCGTTGGCCATGTCCTGCGGGTCGCGCACCAAGTCCACGACGCTGTTGCCCCAGAACGTACCCGGGATGCGCTCGTAGGACGTGGCGTAGTAGGGTTTGCGGCCCAGCGGGTCATAGTTCAGCACGGCGCGGATCACGGTCCCGCCGATCAACCAGACCTCGCACGGGTAGGCCCTCCACGGATCCTCGATCTCTTCCTCCGGAACACCCCACTCGGCAAGGAGCCGGCCCTCGACGGAGTCCCAAAGCTGTATCGCGTCGATCAGCTCGGACGGGCGATGCGCTTCGTCGGACTTGCCTTCGGCTTCGGCCTTGGCGGTGTCGACCCATAGCCACTCGCGCAACCCGCCCGCATCGAAGTCGCTGAGAACGGACTTGATGGCCGTGTCGTCGTAGCCCTCCACACCGAGCATCGCCTGGAGATCCTCGCGGGTGAGGCGGTGGCGCTCGATGACGAACCCGTCATCGACGTCGGACGCCCACGGGGCCGGGTAGAACATGAACGGGTCCACCCGCTCCCACTCCAGACGCAGGCCCTCGACGGCCTTCATCTCGGACTCGACCCACTCCATGCGCTTGCGCTGCCGCGGCACCGGTCCTTTGAGGATCGCCGTCGGGAATGTCACCAAGTCGTCGATGAACTCGCCGAAGGCGTCGATCCAGTAGCCCTCGACGAGCTGGTCCTCGATCTTGGTCGACATACGCTCGACACGCCTTTTTGCCTCCTCGCGCGTCTTGTTGACGGCCTCCTCGCGCATGTTGCGCGCCGCCTGTCGAAGCTGCTCCGGATCGACGGGCATCCCGGACATGTATGCCTGCATGACCTCTTGTTGGAGGGTCGCGTGCATCTCCTGCAGCACCTCGGGCGGCAGCTCCGGCTCCGGCGTGTGCTCCAACTGCCACGGGCGATCCAGCCCCGTGCCCATCAACGTCTCGCGCAGCCACGCCGCGGCGGCTCTGCACTTGGTCGAGGTGATCCCGAGGAAGATGTCGGACCCGCCGTGTGCGCGGATCTCGCGCAGCTTCTCCTCATCGTACTCGCCGCGGCGCCGGCGCACGTTGTCCGCCATGCGCAGCTCCACGTCCGTGCGTCCGTCCTTTGCCAGCTCCCAGCGCTTACGCACGTGGGAGGCCAGCGACTGGATGACGCGCGTGGATTGCTTGCGCCGGTTGGCGTCCGCGACATCCTTCTCAAGCTGCGCCAACGACCTCATCGGCAGCAGCGCGACGGGAGCTGTGGATCCGAGCATCGGTTAGCCCATCAACTTCTTATAGGAGTCGTAGCCGCGGTTGGTCACCTTCTTGGCGGCTGGCTTTGCCTTCGTCTTCGCCGCAGCGCGTTGGGCGGCGATCCCCGCGCGCTCTTTGGCGGCCAGGGCCTTGAGATCGGAACTGAACCCGCCGGCCGGCTTCTTGGGTGCCGCGGCGGCTTTCGGTTTGGGTTTGGGTTTGGTGGGGGGTTTCGGTGCCGCTTTCTTAGGTGCCGGCTCGGACATCACAGTGCGCCCACCATTGGGCGTGGTCTTGCCCTGCATGGTTGCCTTATTTGAGTTGATGTATCCCGGTCGCGCGGTCGGCTTCGGCGTCGCGGCACCGGCAGTCGTAGGGATCTGACTCAGAACCTTGGCGGTCTCGGATTTTTTCGGCGTCGGTTTGGGTGCCGGGCTACCGCCGCCACGTGTGGCGAGCGTGTTGAAGTCAGGAGCGCGGTCGTTGTATCTCGCCATCATGTCGCCCTCAAGTTAACGTCTTGAACAGTGTAAGCTCTGTGTGTTATGGGGGCAAGTTTACACGAGGTTTTACATGAATGGGTTCAAGACGACCGAAACGACGTGGGCGTTTCTCAACGACGACACCTTCGTACGGGTGCTGCTCGGCCCGATCGGGTCCGGCAAGTCATGCACGTGCGTGCACGAGATC